ATGGTAGTGGATACGTTACTGGAAAAAGTGGTATGGCGTGGAAAGTTGGGTTTGAAGATTGGTTATTGTATCGTGGAATTGGATTAGGAAATGCAAGTAGTTGGAGCTTATGGTGTAAAGACTTGAATAGTGAAGGATCTAACTCTATATTATTTGGCGCTGGAGTATGGAATTCCGGTTCCAATGGTGATCTACCTGGTTATGGAATTTTTGTAGATAGCTCTAATAATTGCTATCCTTATAATAAACCAGGCGGTACATATAATTGGACAAGTACTTTTACTGTGTCGGGTTGGACGCATATTGCTATGACAAGCGGTAGCAACACAATTAAAACATACGTAAATGGATCATTGTGGAATACTAAAACCAGCACAACAACTGCTACTTCAATTAATACATTAACAGCTGGAAGAAGACTATATCATCATGATGAAGATATGGCAGTAACTTTAGATAATGTAAGAATATACAATCGTGTTTTAACTGATGCTGAAGTCACTCAGATTTATAATTTGGAGAATTAATATGTTAATTAGAGTAGTAGACAATAAAATATATAGAATTAACAATGGTTTAACTCCAGAACAAGAACTTGAATTTGCTGAAAATAATGCTAATGCTGGCTTTATGATAATTGATAGCTTACCCACTGTTGACCCAGATCAAGGGAAACACTTTAAATTTGCGGGTGATGATATTGTTCCTGATGACGATCGTAATGCAATTGATGCTCAAAATGTAGTAAATCAATCTAATAGAAAACAGTTAGAAGATACTGATTGGAAAGTCATCCGCGAATTAGAGCGTATGTATTTGTCCGATACTGTATTAAATACAGAGCGTGAAGAATTACGAACTAGTATAGTGGACAGTTAAGTCAGAATAAAATTCAAACTCTAAGTTAAAAATCACATAAATAGTTACAATGATATCCTTACATGATTTTTTGTATTGACAAAAATACATAAATATAGTAGTATAGAATGAAATAGGACCGAAACATGCCATTACCAGCAACAGGTAGTCAAATATCCATAAACCAAGTGCAAATACACTATGGGTTTACAAGTGGCAGTACTAGAACAATGAGTGCTCTTGGTACACAAGTAGGTATTACTGCTGGCAATACAGTGTTGTTGAGTTCTAGTTTCGGTGGACAACCATAAACTCATAGGAGAAATTAATGTCTGAATTTGAATACACAACATTTGTCTTGGGCAGATGTTCAAGTCCCGCATCTAAGTATGCGAAAGTTACTCAAGATATCACTGATACAAAAGCTACACCATTCTGGAGAAAGAATCGTAGTCATATCAAGATGCTAAAAAAAGTTAAAAGTAATTTAGAAAAAGAATATAAATCAGATGAATTACAATTTAAAAATAATGTAGCACAAGTTGAATACTATGTAGAAAGACTAGCTAAACGCAGTGCCATTGAACTATTAGCAACTGGTAAAGTAAGCACAGAAACAATGGAAGATATGACGTGTTTAGGCAATGATTACTTTATTGACTGTGTACGTAAAGCAACTATTATTTCTTCTCAACTTAACAACGAAGTACAAAATGCTGAAAAAACAGTACAGCAAGATGACGTTGTGCCACTAAACATGATGTAATATGATTGGTATATGTGTTCCGGTTAGAGATACGTTACACACTAACTTTGCTTATTGCTTAGTACAACTAACGTCACATCTAACAAAAAATAATATAGACTATAAATTATATTTTGAGAATGGTAGTTTAATTGCTGATCAGCGATATAGGCTTACTAGTTTAGCAGTGCAAGAAAAATGTACAGAAATATTATGGCTTGATAGTGATATGGTATTTCCTGCAAGTATATATATGTCATTATCCAGTCATAATAAAGATGCGGTTGCGTGTACATATAGTACTAGAACAAAACCATACCGTAATGTTGCGTTTGTATCCAATGATTTAACAGCGACTGCAAGTCATACATCAGGATTGCATAAAGTATACGCAGTAGGTATGGGTATTATGTTGACAAAAACAGAAGTTTTTGTCAACATACCACGTCCTTGGTTTAATACATATTGGGATTATCAAACTGAGTCATTTAGTGGAGAAGATATTTACTTTTGTAATCAACTACATAATTATAATTACAGTCTATATGTTGATTTTGAATTAAGTGCTAGTTGTGGGCATATTGGAAGTACAACAATTAAAATGGAAAATATTAATGTTTAACACCGCTTCATTGAATACGTTTAGTTTTACTAAATCTAAATGGAATCGATATCCAATTATTGAAACATTAGATATGAATGATTACTCAGTAGTTGAAAAATATAAGTCTAAATATCCGTATGTGTGGCTTAAAAACAAAGAGTATGATATTTTAGAAACATTTAATTGGAACTATACTCCAAGTGATGACACTGCTAACCAAATACATATTTTTCCGTTATGCAATGAACTAGGAAAGCGTCCAATTAATTGGGAAGCACTGAAACTTATTCCCACTGCAGTTAATTCAAGTACTACTGAACATAAAAGCTCAAATATTGCATCATACCAAAAAAATATAACCCCAATATATTTTTATTCCTTTAAGGACAGATCTGCGATAAAGAAATTTAAACATCGTATGGAATTTTTTAACCATACACGTTGTCATTTATTAAATGATAAAGATACATTCGACGAAGTTCTTTATTCTATTGCAGCTAATGTTAATTTAACTCAACCAATTTGGATAATTAATCTAGACGTTAATATAGAAAAATCAGATATGTTAACATCCAAGTATGCTAATAATTTAATGTACACATTTGGCGCTGACATTTATCTTTTTGATGTAATCCACAACAGCACTAATCAATGTTACGCAGATACGTCAGTGGCATTAGTTAATCCAGGATTTTTAGCAAAGCTATCAAACAATGTTTTAAAATCTAAAACTAGTACACAATCGACGCTAGCAACAGCTAATGTTATCCCTATCCATAAACAAATCGGTTATCTAGATGAGACTACTAATCCATACCGTGCTTGGGCCAACGCATATCTCACATGTTTAATGCTTAATAATACTAAACTGCCACACTTAAAAAAACAAAAAAATAAAATTTTAAGTACACATTTTGAATTATCAGACACTAATGTAAACAGGTACGTTAAAGCAGGGTTACAGCAAGCGTCAAAAGATCAAGAACTTGAAACATTTAATTTCAATGAGTATGAAATTTGGTCAAATATTTTTAAGAGATTTACTGAATGGAATAACACTAGTTCAACTGAATCCTCTAAATTACTGGATAGGCGTATGTCTCAAGTTAAAAAAGTTTATGGTGAGGATAGTGATGAGTATCAAAAACTATCAAGCCAATTAGGCAAGTCTTCTTTATAACGTTGTCTTTCCCATATAGCTACAATTTTATCAACCATATCTGCTTTTTCCAGTACTACACGAGCACCACGATGTAGTGGCTTGGGCCAAGCATTTACTTCTACCCACGCATAACCTGCTGTTTCATTATTAGTAACTGGAATAAATTCTTCAAATACAGTAACACAATATGTATGATATGTAAATTTTTTATCATTACTTACAAATGTGTGTATGGGATATACTTTTTCAATATCAGGTAAATCGCCCATTTCTTCACGACACTCACGTAGTAGTGTTTCTATAGGACGTTCTTTTTTCTCAGACTTTCCACCCCAAAAACTCCAAGTAAGTGGATGACTTACTGTTTTACTACGTTGCTGCAGCATTAGCCGTCCTGTGTTAAGAGCTAAAAAGCAACAACCACTAGCTGTTAGCATTATAAGTATATTCTCCAAAACCCACTATTGTATGTGCCTTCGTATGCGTTGATCCATTGTGAACCATTCCATTTAAGTTTATCCATAGTAGTTGTGTTTGTTGTATGTTCGGTAGTACTAACAGTGCTGGCGTCAAATGAGACACTCCATGTAGTACCATTATAGCTGATAATGTCGTTCTTCTTAGCAGATATAGTACCCCAAGAGCCACCACTAGGTACTTCATTAAGTATAAGGTAACGGTCGCCAGATACAGCAGCAGTTAAGGTTCCATCTCCTGGATAACTTGTTTGCGGGTCAATTACAGCATCTACTGCCGTTTGTGAATCCGCTGTTATAGTACTATTGTCTAACGTTACTGTTAAAGTATTTGATGTACTATCTCCACTAAGTGTACCAATAATGTCAGTGGTCATATCACTAGGATCGTCTGTTTGTTTAAATCTTATTTGACTGGTGCTTTCTCTAAGTTTAGCACCATATTGTTTAAAAATAGTATCCCAATCCAACTCATTTACTACGGCACCAGCTTCACTTAATATCTGTGCTGTTGCTACTCCACCTGTTACGTCTAGTTTCACTTTATTATCAACGGCTATTACTGTATAACTGGTTGTAATAGCGTTAATGTCGTTGAGTACTTTTATACTATCAGCATCACCAGTAGCCACTTCATGTAAGTTAGTAATGATAGTATGAATCATACTACTTTTGCTTACTTTAGCTGGTGGATTAATTAAGATTGGCATTTCAAATGTTAAACTACAGATGTCAATAATGTCATCAACACCACTTGGTATGCTACGGTTTGTCCACTGTGTATTAACAAGCTCAACAACACTTAAACTACTCCAGTCTAGTGGGTTGTTTGTAGTATGTATATTAAGACTTGGATTAAACAATACTAGTATTTGCTCTAGCATTTGCATTTTTTGATCTGTATTACTTGTCCATATGTCAGTTTGCATTCTTAACGTATAAGGCACTGGCATATGACGTTCTACTGTGTACACACTGCCTTGTTTATTTTCGTAACTGTTGGTATTAGTATTGTACTCTTTTTCAATAACAGTCATTTTTTCTTCAAACTGTGGATATACACGCTTGTTTACATCTGGCTGTAAGTCAGTGACATAACAACTAATAAAAGGAACAGTGCTTAATGTATTCTCACTATTCTCTCTTTGTATATGTGCCGCCATACGACTAATGTCACCATAGCGAACTGGTGTTGTGTGGTATATTGGATCACCTTGTTCAGTGTATCCTTTTACATACTGAAATCCAGCAAACAATCTAATAAACTGCTGAATATAGCGTCTAAATTGTTTGTCATAAAAGTATGGTACTGCGGTTATATTTGTCATATTACTATTTACCCACGCCTACGTGTTCTAGTTCTAGGATACATCACACCGCTTGTAGGACGATCATTTACGTCTTTGTTATATGTGTTAAATGCCATATTACCTGATGTCGCTCTGTGATTCTTCCACAGTGCTATTCTATCAATGTCTGAACCGTCTAGGCTTACTCTTGTGTCGGTGGTTCCAGTTATGTCTTCTGTTGTGTCTTCCATTAATCCTGTGACAGCATTATCATACAAATATGCTTTTGCTTGTGCCTGTGTGAGTGTAGGATATATTTCTGCTAAACAAGCCAACATGCCTGCTATAAACGGCGAACTATAACTTGTTCCTGATCCAGATCCTATTGTGTCCCAGTTTGTTGTATTTGCTTCCTGTCCTGGATACGGAAACCCACCAAACATTATGGCACCTGTCTCTCCTGCGCCAAAGCAACCCTCTCCTGCGGCATATATATCTACACCTGGACCCCAACAGCTGAAACCCGATTTGCCGTTATCTGCTCTAGTACCTAACGAACCTACATTGATAGCACCGTTGAGTGAATAGGTGTCGCCACGATGGTAATAATTTCTGAACGGATAATAACCTCCAACAAAGTAGTTACGCATTGGATATTCCATCTGACCAACAATGTAGTTGTCCCAGTTGTCTCCACCCGACACATCAATGTATCTGTTGGCGTTGCCGCCCGCAGTTACTACAATAATACCTTCTGTAATAGCATCTTGAAGATCACTATTAGGTGATGACGAATTTACTTTAAAATTTTGATCGCTAGTCCATTCTCTGTCACCTGGACCAATACCTCTTGCTGTTAGTTCTGCTTCTGATAGATCATTGCCTGAGCCGTTGTCTAAAGTTACACCCTGGAAGTGAATTAAATTAGCACCGCCACCTATCGAGTTTTCTGTCCCCAAACTCAAATTCACAATGGTAGGATTTTTCCTGCCTGTTGTTGGATTCACTGCTTTGGTTCTGTGGAACTCTCTGATGTAGGCAAAGGTTCTATCTGTGTTGTTACCGCCTGACTTTGAGCGTTCGTAAACTTTATCATACATATAGATGTTGGCATCGTTAGCAAGTCCGTATAGTGTTCCTGCCGCATAACTTGTGACTGCTGTAGGATGATGGCCTTGAGCACTATAGTTGTCACGAGCATCTGCGTTGCTGTATGTGTAGTTGGTTCCACCATCAATTGTGTTGTAGTGTTGACCCCAGTTGTAGTCTACTATTCTATTTGAGTAATCTTCATGGTCGCATAATGTCTCTAATTCAACAATAACAATGTCTACATTTTTACCACTTGCTGAATATGTTACACTGTCATCAACATACCTGTCGGATAGACTTGCAGCAGTTGATGACCAGTTGGTTCTGTTTGTGGGTTCAATGTGTCTTACCATGCCCCAATTTTTATGGTCAACATCATACTTCATTCCTGGTGTGTTATTTGCTTTTGTGAATGCTACCTGGCCGCTTGGAACACCTTTGTCAAATCTACCGGTGAAAGTACTTGCTGGTTTATCTACAATTCTGTCCAAAACACTCTGTGGCACAACTACTTCTACTCTGTCGTCATAACTTACTTCTTGTGCTTCTTCTAAGGTAAGCATATAG